CCACGGCCATGTTCATGGCAGCAAAGAACTGAGGGTCAAACTGCTCGGGCAGCAACTCTTCTGGCGCACCCATCTCTAAATACTTTGCACGGACCGCGGCATACTCCTCTGGGTTGGCCAGAATCTCATCAACCATGTTATTGAGCATCTCCAGATCTTCTGGAGACAAATCAATCTGACTCAAGTCATCCATAAATTGGGCCGTGGCCCGCGGATCGATCTGCGAGGCACCCGCCAACATCTCATCACCAAATTGTTTAGGTGACACCGTCTGACGCATCTGGTCATAAACGGCCATCGTATTAGGATCGGCAAAAGGATTTGCGCCTTGCTCGGGCATTTCCATTGCGGTTTGGGGTGCTGTGGCCATGTTAGTTCCTTGAAAAAGGTATTTTGTTCAATTGTATTACGTAGACGTCTTTATGCGAAGCATTTGACTAGTATCTTGCACACCATCTTGTGTGTCGCGGTACACATCACCTAAGCGTAAAGTAGGCAAGTCGGCATCGGTAGGCAACGTGTTAAGGTTTAAATTTAACGTTGCGCCGCCCATGTCCCCCGGATTATTAAGCTGCGCAAAAAACAAACGCAAGATATTGTTTAACTGCTCTTGATAACGGCGCTCATACTCCTCAGGGGCCAAAGGCAGGTTAGGAGGACGGACATTAAGTTCAGCCACTTACCGCCTCCCATCAGCTCTGATATCAATTCTAGGAGCGCCAAGCTGCCACTGTGTATTTAATTGATTTGAGTCAATCTTAAATATCATCTGCCGCCCGCGCATGCGCGTGAATATTTGACCCGTAAACTCTTCGGTTATAACGTAGGTACTGCCCTTGAGGACAGAAGCTGACGCGTTGCTGGTAGTGCCCGAACCAGAGTTGGACAATCCAAACAAAGTCATGGTAACCGCAGGAACAGCACCTGCAGGGGAATTTGTAGAATCTCCAAACGTCAGATCAGGCAACACGCGCCACACAAATGCAAAATTGTGCCCATCACCTATGTCCAGTTCCGAGGAAGAAATGTAAGCATTAAGTGCAAGGCTTGTAGCTGTTTCATTATCATTTAAACCGTTCTCATGCTCAACAATATTACGTGTGTATGTTGCAGCCAAAGGATAGTCACGCAGACCTGAATCAAGCCACGCTGACCGTGCCATCGTGCCGTAATACCAGATTTTTTCTACATAGTTATAGATGACGTAGCGGTCAACAGCTGTGCTGTTTTTTGAACAATAGAACCACCATATCTCATTAAAACCTTCATTGACCCCAGCAAAGACTTGCAGATTTTGCTCTTTATTAATGTCTGTAAAAATAAACCGACGCAGATCACAGTTGAGTGTTTGCACACGGCCGTCATAAGTGTAAAACTTATCTATCCCCATCCAGTACACAACACCGGAGGCTACAGCTACCGCATTGGGCCCATAAATAGAAATGCCATCACCAAGAAGCTGAGATCCCCAAACAAAAGGAGGACCTAGATACTGCAAAGAATACAAAGCTGAATCGGTAAACACAACAATCTCTTGCCGCGTCTGTGCTGTGGTAATAATTTCAGAGCCATTGGATAAACGCAAACTTCCCGCTTGGTTGGTAGCGGTGGGTGTCCAATTAAAAGGATCCTCTTGCCCGCACCAACGGATTAACATTGGATCTAATGTTGCACTGCCGTAATCATTTACGCCAAATGTTAAAATAAAACGAGAGGTGTCTGAAACAATTAAACTGTTTAGTGTTGTTGGCACGTCCACAATTAAAGACACAGAGCCTGTGCCTGAACTAGCCGTATTGACTACTGCGCCAGTGCCATCAAGCAATTTAAATGTTAAGCCGTTTACCTCAAACACATAGTACGTAGTAGCCGCAGACACGCCTATTGGCAAAGAACCGCCAGAAAACTGCAAAGCCGCGCCCTCCGTGTATACAACAGTTGAGGTTACAAGGGTAGGTGAAGCGTTAGTAAAGGTTACCGTGCCGCCAAGAGAGTTAAGAAGCACACCACGGGTTGTTAATGTAGGTGCCTCCCAATAATACAAACCCCCACCGCGAGGATTAAATACTAAATCTTCACCAAAGTTTTGCTGGCTCCACAAACGTAAAGCACCAAAGACTGTAGCAACAGGAGCGCCATTACCCCAAGTACCAAGACCCCACGCACCCGCACCCCAGCCTGTTAATACTTGTTGAATTTCTGGGCCAACATTTATTTCATAAGCTGCAACAACCGAATTGCCTCCTCCGGCTGCAGTAGCATCCGTTGCGTTGGCTGTAGCCGTAGCCGTAAATGTATAAGTGTTAGCGTCAACAACGTTTAAAATTTGATAGTTTGCGTTAAGAACAGCCGCCGTTATATTGCCGCCCAAACCAGTTGCACCACTAAAAGTTACAAAATCATTTGTATTAGCACCGTGAGAAGTGTCAGTAACTGTGATAACAGCAGAACCGTTTGTAGCTACAAAAGGGTTGTTATTAATTGTGCTAGTAACCCGGAGGGGTGTGATGTCGTAATAAGCGCCGCCGTTTTCTAAATAAAACTTAAGGTTTGTACCAACACCAATGATGTTTTTACTATTAAGTAAGACCCAGTTCCACAAAGACCGGCATACACCTAAAAAAGTATTGGTAGAAATGCGTTCCCAACCGCCAATTACTTCGGGATTACCCTGACGAAAGCGAACCTTGTCGGCTTCGTACCAACCGCCTTCCGTGGTGTATCGCGTGTTCTCTTTATTCACGCCCGGCTTGAACAGGATTTTTTGTAATGGCATGGGCAATCCTAGGAAAGAAACACGGCCCGTTCGTCAATGCGACGATTCTGTAGCCCTTTGAGAATTTTACCCCCCGCCATGCAATACTTCAAGAGTTCTTCTGCTGCACCGGCCATATCACCACGAAGCACCTTTTGACGCAGGGTTGAACGCTGAAGAGTACCCAGCCCTACATTGAAAGAAAATGAAACCAGTGCGTCAAACTGTCCTTGATTAAGAGGCACAGGACAATAAGTAGCCACGCCTTTCTCAAAGCGAGCAAGGTCTGCCCTAAGTATTGCATCTACTTCCTCCATTGAGTGTTTACGCATGGCCTCTGGCGGGGGCACAAAGGCGTCGCGCTGGTCTATCTTAAGTTTACCCTGCTCTGGAAACATTACATGCCCAACGCCAATCGTCCACAACTTTGCAGGGCATTTATACGGATTCTGCCTCACGCCCTCGTGATGACGGATCATGTAAAGGCACTTGGCTGAGATGTTCATTTGCCAAACGCCCGACCACCAAAGTGGAAAGCAATGATTGATGCAAACAACGCTTGGGTGTCAGAATCCCACAGCATCTCGGCCAGCTCAGTAAACGGTACGCCGTTGTTCCAACCATAGGCAAATAAGCCGATGTCAATAAACAACAACAGAAAGAAAAATCCGTATGTGATAACGGGACGAACAGAAGCGCGAAGGTTTTTCATCCACTCGCTAGTGCCTTCGTTTAAACTTGTGTCGTGGGCATAAATGGCTTGCATCTCAGCTTGTTGAGCTTGAACCAATGACTGCTTCTCCGCCGACTTCGTCTCTATTTCTAATTGTTGGGTATGGATATGCTCCACCCGTTCTTGAGCTTCAAAGCCCAATTTACGCATCTCCAACTCGCGTTGTATTTGCATCTGAGCCAACTCAAGTTCGTGCTTTTTGTCCTGACGATCTTGTAAGAAGTCGAGTATCTTTGGCAGACCGCCCATTAGGAAAGAAAGTAAGGTTGATAATAGAGTAAGCATTTGTTTTCCTTATTCGTCAGACATATCGGTTGAAGCCAAATTAATGCGGGTCTTTAAAGCGCTGATGTCTTCAGGCTTGTCTTTAAACCCAATAGCAATATACCCTGCAAACTTACCGGGGTCAGGTGGGATTGAGCCACGGCACATAAACTTCACACCTTGTTTAACGCCCCACTCCCCCACTTTAGACGAAGGATTGAATTCTTCACAAAGAACTTCATTGTTCAGCATGGCCACCATTGCTGCATTTCGGTCTGCGCTTGCGTTAAACAACGAGGTAACTGTGCCTTCAATCTTCTTTTCCCGTGAGCCGTCAGCATTGATGGCCAGTACCGTGGTGCGTGAATTGATTGTAAGGTTGGCTTTGTGCACCAGCACAACTAAGCCGTCCACATCCTTCATTAAGCTCTTAGCAGGCTCAATCAAGTCCTCCTGCTTCACAAGCTGCGGCATATGGTCTTGATTCTGAATAGCCTGAAGGATGACCTGACGGCTGTCCCAAGCAAAATAGCCAGCAAAGGCTAAGAAGCTGAGAAGAATAACTGTGAGCAGTTTAAACGGGCTGTCCACCCACTTAATTAAGTCTGTGACGCGACCAATGACATCGGTCTTTGGTGCTTCTGTTGGTTTAGGTGCAGGGGTAGCTACTGCTTCCACCTTTGGCTTGGTAATCCTGCGTTTAACAGGTGCAACCTTAGCGGGAGCCTTGGCTGGGGGTTTCTTAGCTGTAACCATTATGCGTATCTATCAAAATGTTTTGTGCTGTTAAATATTTCCAACTCAATTGTGTTTTGTCGCGCCCGTTTGTTGTACAACTCAATCTCAAGTGCGTCAACTGCTTTCTCTATTTTGGCGGCTTCTAACGCCAGCTTGTATTCATACTCAAGTTTCTCGGCTCTTTTCTCGTGGGCTATGGCTCGTGCATCGTAGGGGCTGGGATGCACAAACGGATACCACTTGTGCAACTGAATCATTTCCTTTCCCTCTCCGCCGCCCTTGCAAAATAATACAAGAGTTTTCCACGAAGCTCTGCGCTGTCTGCCGTACCCGCCCACATGGGCAAGTTATTCCAAATAGCCAGCAACTGAGCCGTTGAACAATTATCGCCGTTTGTCGTCAGCCACCTAGATAACTCCATGTGGCGCAAGGTGGGATCACCCAGCCAACTCAGCCCATAAAAATCCGAAACTGTGCATGGGGACTTAGCGCCTGCCCAAAAAACCAAACTAATGAGCAGTAACCAAAACCATTTCATTTATTTAAACGCTACATTCGCCGCCGCCAACTCTGCAAGCACTTACTTTTTTGGCAAACATGTTCACAAAAACCGACTACTAAGCGGCAGAGGTGCTGCCGTTAGTAAGCAACAGATCCCGCGCATCTTCTGTATACGGGTAGAATTGCAAATCGCTATTATGAGGGTCATCCATGTATTTTTGCAGCGTAGCTGGGTCAATGATGTCTTCCACTCGGCCTCCGTCACGAATGGCGTGAATGCAGTGAACCACGGTGTTGTCTTCAAGCGCTTCAAGCTCGTGTACAACTCCGGCCTTGATGAAGATGTGGTGAGGCGCAGTGAAATCAGTGGATGCCCCGAGCGCCGTCAATCTGATGCGGCCCGAAGCCAGCAAGGTGACATGGTCAAAACAATGTGCATGACCCTGCTCAACATCCCCGGCTTTTGTAAAGTGCATCTGCTTTATAAACACATTTGACACGCAGCTCAAAGCCGCAACAGGCGCGTTTTCCGCTACTCTTAAATCCATAATCACTCTCCAATGATGGTTACCGAAACTTGGAACCGCACCCACTGCTGGGAACGCTCATCCCAAAGGAAACTTCCGGGGGTACTTGGTTTTTCAACGGGGGCAACCCACTCACAAATATTTGCGTCAAACACAAACGACGGGTATTCTTTTGGCGGGCAAAAAGCCCCATGTGAAGTACCAAGTTCTGGGTAGAACTTGAACCCAATCCCAGCATACTTTCTACGGAAATTTGCGTTGTAAGAAGTTTGCGCCCAACGCTTGCCCGGAATAACGGTTTCAAGAAACGCCGCTCCAGCAGCTTCACTTTCGGGGAAGTCCAAGTCACCAAGCACGTCATTACCCACGACCACTACTTGGATAACCATGTTGTCTTCATCAAGTTGTGCGAAATGTGCCATTGTGTCCTTAGAATACAAAGTTGCCGGAACTTGTGAAGGTATGGATTACATACCCCCCAGAAATGGTGATCGTCCCACCCGTAGCTCTTGCAGAAGCCCCGGCATAACGAATAATTACGATTCCAGAGCCACCCAGCCCCGAGCCCGTTGCCCCGCCTGCACCGAAGTTCGCCGTACCCGCTACGTTGACGGCTCCCCCTCCTCCTCCTCCAGAACCACCGGGACCGGCGGTAAATCCCCCGCCGCTGGCCGTATAAACTGCTGCGCCACCACCACCACCACCGCGCACTGTTCCTGTAATTGTGTCAGAACTGCCGTTGCCGCCCGAGCCCCCAACAAAGAAATAATTGGATGGGCGAGTTCCGTCAGTACCTGCGGCTGCTACGCCACCTCCTCCGCCTCCACCATAGGCGTACTGAGTCTTACTTCCGTACTGAAATGGGCCCGATGCACCACCTGCACTTCCTTGCCCAGCAGTCCCTGCTCCGCCGCCTCGTGCAGCCCCCAAGTAAGTGGAGCCCCCACCTCCAGAACCACCGGGACTTCCCGGCGATCCGGGGGCCGTAGAGGCCGCGTTAGTGTTACCGCCTCGGCCTCCGCCGGTTGTGGTGGTTCCGTTGAACGAAGAGTCAGACCCGTTGGTCGCCGAAGGCCCGCCTCCTCCAACGACAACCCCGTAGGTTCCTGAGGCCAAGACGTTTCCAGAAATGAAGCGCATTCCGCCAGCACCGCCGCCGCCGCCGAGGGGGGCGCCTCCCGCACCCCCCGCCAAAACTGTGAAGTCCACGGTCAGTGAGTTTGACTTGCCGTAAAAATTACTCAGCGAAATTTGACCGGAAGCAACGCCCGCCAGTGCGCGGTACGACGCCTGCCCCAAAGAGGCTTGAGTTGTTCCAGAAACACCCAACTCAACGTTAATAGCGTTAAAAGAAATAGGGCCTGATGCTGGTAGCGTCATGTGTTCTCCTTACGGTGTGCCCCATGTACCGGCTTGGTCGCCGGTCGTGATGAGTTCGATCCGAAGGTCTGGGAAATAGGTGCTCATTTTTCAATCACCTTTTTGATTTCTCGGACTTCTTCTCTTAGCTCTTTAATAGCTTCAATCAGCAACGGAACTAACTTCTCATATCGTACAGTTAAATACCTATCATCAATTGGGGCGGGTACTACAATTTCTGGCTGTACTTTTTGAACTGACTGCGCGGTTACACCGACTTCTTGTATAGAAGCATCATACCCAAGAGCTACGGCAACTTCGTTAGCATGGTAAAGCATCGTCTCAATCTGACATACCTTATCAAGCGCGTTTTCAATATTGCCAACTTTAGTTTTTAAACGTTCGTCTGAGTAAAACGCTGTGACGTTGTTGGTTGCGCGAATTTCGCCCGCTGTACCGGAACCGGCTGTGCCCACACCAACTGAATTGAATTGAGAGTTCTGTGACGTGCTGGTAAACGTGGCTGCTGAACCCGATGCGTTACCTGTTAAAGAAGCTGTAATTGTCCCAGCAGAAAAGTTACCCGAGCCATCACGCGCAACGATTGCGGACGCGGTATTTGCATTGGTTGCTGTAGTTGCTGAGTTGCTGACTTTTAACGCCGTGGAAATTGTTGCCAGCTTGGTGTCCACAATACCAGCAGAAGCGTTGATGTCTGCATTGACAATCACCCCTGCGGCAATACTTGTTGCGTTTCCAACTGAAGTTACATCTCCGGTTAAGTTGGCGTTAGTTACTACGGTGGCTGCATTACCGACGGAAGTTACGCCCCCAGTAAGGTTAGCGTTTGTAACAACTGTAGTCGCGTTACCAACGGAAGTAACCATACCCGTCAAGTTGGCGTTAGTAGTTACGTTACCAGCGGTTAAGCCCGAAGCAGTGCCTGCTT